GAGTGGAACTGGCTCGTCGGGGAGTACCCGACGAACCCCGACGCGAAGATCCTCCACTATACCAATGGCGGGCCGTGGTTCGCCGACTCCGAGGGCTGTGATCACGCGGATCTCTGGCATGCGGAATGTGCGCGCGCCACGGCCACCGTGCAGAAGGCGGTGGCCTGATGTTTGGCGTGTTCTATCCCGGCCAGGCGTACCCCGCCCAGGGCTTGGGCACCGTCACCACCACGGCGGCGCTGACCGGGTTGCCGGATTTCATTCTGATGATTGCGGCCGATGACTGCGTGCTCCACGTCGCCGCGGATGACTGCGTGCTGCACATCGATGCCGATGACTACGTGCTGCACATGGCCGCCGATGACTGCGTGTTCGCGATTCCTGCGGATGAAAGTGTCCACGTATGAGCATCACGGTCATTCAGCCCGGCGCGCTGGTCCCGCTCGATCCGAACGATATGCGCGTCGTGGTCGCGGACTGGGATGACGACAACCTGGCCGCCGGGATCACGATTGCGACCTCCACCTGGACGATCACCGTGATCAAACAGAACGGGCTCACGATCCTCACCAAGGACAGCGCCGCGAAGCTCAGTGCCGCAGAGGCGACCGCGGCGCTCGAGCGGACCGTCACCATCAACCGCGCGACACATGTGCGGCTCATTGCCTCCACTGCCACGCTCGGCGATGTGTACGACGTCGAGAACGTCATCGTCACCGACGAGAACCCCACGCAGACGAAAGCGAAGAGCTTCCGGGTGTTGATTGAGAACCAGTGACCCCACGCGAACCGCGTCTCTCGGCGTACCAGCGTGGGTACACGAAGGCCTGGGACAAGGCGGCGAAGGCCTTCCGCCTCCGGTACCCACTCTGTGGCATGCGGCCAGGTGGACAGGTACCGGTGATGAGCCAGTGCTACGAACTGCGCCTCGCCACCAACAACCAGCAAGGCGACACCCCAGCAACCCAGACCGACCACGTCGTGCCGCATCGCGGCGATCGCGCGTTGTTCTGGAACGTGGCCAACTGGCAATCCCTCTGTCACACGTGCGGAGCACGCAAGACGCAGGCAGGCTTGTGAGCGCGCGCGACCGTCACGTTGAGGGAGGGGGGGTGCATTCTTCCCGACCTGACGGCCGGGGGACCGGGCCCCGGCTTCGCGCACAAAGTTTCTTTTTCAAAAGTTTCTGTTTTTCAAAACCGGTGATCGATGGGCGGTAGAGGTAGCGGCGGGCGTCGGACGGGCGCCGGCCGCAAGGGCAAATCGGCCCTCGAACGCGCGATCAGCGGCCGCCCGGCCCGCCGCGGCGTCGTGCTGCCGCACCCGAGCTCGACGGCGGTCGCCCCGGTGGCGGCGTTTGACCCGCCGACCTATCTCCAACAGCCGCCGCAGCTTGCGGCGCTGACCGCGCGGCTCGAGTTGTTACAGACCGCGTGCGCGGAGCCGGCGCGAATCGCCGAGGCGCAGGACCGCGTCGACGAGGTGACCGTCCTGGCCCTCGAGGCGCGGGCGGTCTGGGACGAGCTGGCCCCGCATGCCTTCGAGCAGCGCACGTTGACGATGGCGACGACCGGCGCCTTCGTCATGTTGTGTCGGGCCGTCGCCCGGGAGCGATCGACCGAGGTGCCCGACGCCAATCACCGCGGCTTGATGGCGCGGGTCGGCACGTGGCTGAAGGACTTCGGCCTGGCGCCGCTCGGCAAGCCCATGTACGCCGCGCAGCCCGAGGCGGTGGTCAATCCGCTCGATCGGTTCACGAAGAAGGCACGCGCGTGAACGCCCTCGAACACGATCTCAAGGAGACGATCTGGCGATCACGCGGTGAGCGCCGGCAATCGCTGCGTGCCGACTTCACGGCGGGTTGGCAGCGCTACTGGCGCACGTTCGGCCTGCCGTGGATGGCCGTCGTGGGGTTTTCCGCCGCCATGATCGTCGCGCGACTGGTTGCCGACGTCGTGTGGTGGACATTACGGGCGTTGCTGTGAAGAAGACGCCGCTGGATCCCGTGACGCGCTACGCGACCGAGGTCGTGGCGCTGCGCATCGTGGCCGCGCGCCTGGTCCGCCTCGCCTGTCAGCGCCACCTGAACGATTTGCGTGACGCCACAGCGAAAAATCTGGTCTGGAAGCCGCGCGAGGCGCAGGAGGCGATCGATTTCTTCCCCGAAGTGCTCTGTTTGCCCGAAGAAACCGACGTCGACGAAGACGTGGCCGCCCCGGAGGACGTCAGTCCCGAGGCGGGGACGCCGTTCGTCCTCTCGCCCTTCCAGGAATTCATCGTGGGCAGTCTGTTCGGCTGGTTCTCCGTCCGCGTGAGCCCGAAAACGGGCGTCCGCCGCGAGCAGCAGCGGTTCCGGATCGCCTTCTTCCAGGGTGGCAAGGGCTGCGGGAAGACGCCGCTCGGCGCCGGCATCTTGATCTTCATGCTGGTCCGCCGTGGCGTCCGCGGGGCCCAGCTCTTCTGCGCGGGCGCGATGAAAGAGCAGGCGGCGATCCCCTTCGCCGACTGCGCCAAGATGGTCCGCGGGTCGGTGGCGCTCACGGCGCTGATCACGGAAACGGGGAACAACCTCGCCGTGAAAGCGACGGGGTCGTTCATCCGCGTGGTCTCGTCCGACAGCCGGGCGCAGTCCGGCAAGCGCGTCCAGGGCGCGGTCATCGAAGAACTGCATGAACATCCCAACGCGGACCTCACCCGCAAGATTCGCGCGGGGATCAAAGGCCGTCTGAACGCGTTGCTCTTTTTCCCCACGAACACCGGGTTCGACCTCGAGTCGGTCTGTTACGAGTACTACGACTACTCCTGCCAGATCCTCGAGGGCACGCTGGTCAATGAGTCGTGGTTCGCGTTCGTCTGCCACCTCGATGCGTGCGACAAATGCCACGCGGCAGGGAAGCGGCAGCCGTCCGACGACTGTCCCCACTGTGACGATTGGAAGGTCGAGGGCGAACACTGGCGGAAAGCGAACCCGAACCTGGGCATCTCGATTCCCTGGCAGTACCTGCGCGACGAAGTGCGCGTCGCGATCGACGTGCCCTCGCAGCGGAACATGGTGCGCCGGCTGAACTTCTGCCAATGGACGCAGCAAGCCACGGTCTGGATCACGACCGAGCTCTGGGCGGCGTGCACCACGACGGCGCCCGAGGGCTTCCGCGCGTCGCTCGAGGGCCGGGAATGCTTCGTCGGCATCGACCTCTCCGACAAGATTGATCTTTCGTCGGCCGTCTGCATCTTTCCGCGAGCGCTCGCGGCAGACCAGGCGGCCGACGGGGGGCCCATCGCCGCGATCGCGGTGGACCCCGACCGGCCGACGATCGACTGCGCTATCGACGTGCTGCCGTTCTTCTGGATGCCGGCGAAGACGCTGGCCCGGCGGGCGCAGGAAGACAAGATCCCGTATCCCGACTGGGAGCGCGACGGCTACCTCACGACCTGGCCCGGCAGTCTCATCGACCACGACGCGATCTGTGAATTCATCATCACCGAGCTCGCGAAGCGGTACCGGATCCGCGGCATCGGCATCGACCAGGCCGGCGCCGCCGGCGTCGTCTCGAAATTGAAACGCCACTTCGGCGAGGAGCTCGTCGACGAGGTGCCGCAAGGGTTCCGGTCGCTCTCGGAGGCCTCCAAGCTGACCGAGGCGCTCGTCATCACCGTGAACGTGACGCACGACGCGAATCCGTGCATGGCGATGTGTGTCAGCAACATGGGCAAAGAAGAGAACAGCTGGAGAGAGATTCGCCCCGTGAAGCTCGGCCAGCGCAAGCGCATTGACGGCGGCGTCGCGTTGATCGATGCGATCTGGAAGATGACGAAGACACCGGCGGCCGCGCGCTCGGTGTATTTGACCCGCGGCGTGCGGAGTCTCGGGCAATGACGAAGGTGATCGCCCTGGTCGGCGCCCATCTGAACGCGCTCGTGTTCTTCGTGGGCTTTGCGTGTCTGGGCTACGGCGTGGCGCGCTGGTCGCCGCCGGCGGCGTATGTGGCGCTCGGCGCCGTGCTGATGATGGTGGCCGTCTGGCCGTATCTGCGGAAAAGGAAACCCTGATGGATCTGCTCGCGCGATTGCTCGGCGGCGGCGGACTCCAGGCGGGCGCTCCTGGTCCCGCGGATGACTATTGGTACAACCCCGTCGGCGTGATGACGCCGGCCGGCGTGCGCGTTGACGCCGAAGGCGCGCAGAAGCTCTCGGCGTGGTTTCGGGGACGGCTCATTCTCCAAATCGTCCTCGCGATGCTGCCCTTTCCGCTGTACCAGCGGCTGCCGCACGACGGCGGCGCCGAGCCCGCACTCGATCACCCGCTCTACGACGTGCTGCACGATCGGCCGAATGACGCACAAGACTCCTTCCAGTGGCGGTGCGAGCAGATGGGGGATCTCATCGACCACGGGCACGCGTTCGACTGGATCGTGCCGGGCGCGCGCGGGTTCGTGCACCAGCTCGTGCCGATCGAGCCGACCCTGGTCACCGTGAAGCAGCTGTCCACCACGCTCGCGAATGGCGCACGCATCCCCGGCCGCGAAATCTTCGACGTCCGCGATCCGCAGACCGGTCGGACGTCGACGTTCACGCAGGACGAAGTCTTTCATCTGCGCGCCCCGGGCGGGAAAGGCATTCTCGAGCGGGCGCGGACGAGTCTCGGCACCGCGCTGGCGACGGAGACCTACGCGGGCGCCGTCTTCGGCCGCGGCGCGCTGAACGGCGGCGTCATCGCCAACCCCGGCGTCCTCGACGACGAGGCGTCGGCCCGCATGGCGAAGTCGTTCATCACAGCCGCCGGCGACTGGCGGTTGCCGAAGGTCCTCGAGCAGGGCTCGACGTTCACGGAATCGATGATGTCGCCCGAAGACTTCCAGATGCTCCTCAGCCGGAAGTTTGGGGTCGACGACATGGCGCGCTGGCTGGGCGTCGCTCGCACCCTGCTCGAGAACAGTGACCCGTCCTTCGGAAATGCCGAGCAGTTCTGGCAGACCTTCCTCACGGTGGGGATGGGCGGGTGGCTGTCGCTCTTTGAATTCGGGGTGAACACGCAACTGATTTTGAATCCCCAGAAGTACTACGCGCGCTTCACCCGGCAGGCGATCGCGCGCGCCGATCTCGCGGTGCGGTGGGCCGCGCACGTGAACTCGGTCAACGCCGGCATCGTGACGGTCGACGAGGTGCGCGGCGTCGAGGATCTCAACAAGCGCGGCGGGAAAGCCAACGAGCTCCGGGACCCGCAGAACATCACGGGTAAGCCGGCCGTTGCGGGTCCCACGCCGGCGCCGGTTCCACCACCGAAGAAGGCCGCGAGCGACACGACCAAGGCCGAGGCGATCGTGCTCGGCGAGGCAACGCGGATGTTGCGCACTGAAGTGGCGTTCATCCAAAAAGCGGCGGTCAAACATGCGGCGAATGCCGGCGCATTTGCCGCGGCGGTGACCACGTTCTACGACAGCCACGCCGGGTTCGTCGTGCAACGCCTGCAGATGACGATCGACGACGCGACCGCCTACTGTGACAGCCAGGCACAGCAGATCACGCCGGCCGGCTGGATGGCGGCGCTCGAGCAATGGGCGACGCCGGCGTATGCCGCGGGCCTGGCGGCGCTCGCGCTCGAGGACGCGGCGTAAGGTGGGCGCCAACGCGAGACGTCGGGCCCTCCATCGGTTCCACCAGAAGAGGAGCGAGCGAATGAGTGGCAATGGCAAAGCGCCGGTTCCGTTGCAAGTCCCCGGCGGCGGCGTGCCGATCCTCGGGCAGCCGCTGACGGTGCAGAGCGTCTACGTCCCGTTGATCATGGCGCTCACGTGTAACTGTCGGCCGGCGGACGGGCGCGAGTCGCTGGCGATCCACCCCTTGGCCGGGCTCGTACGCCTGCTCGTCGAGAAAGGACTCCTCACGGAGGCGGAGGCCGTTCAGGCGTTCAACCCCACCGCTACGTGTGGCCACTGCCACAAGGTCTACAACGCCTTTCAACCCGCCGAGAAGGTGCAAATCCCGATCGCCGTGCCGCAACCCGAACAGGTGCCCTCATGAAATACGAACATGTCCTCGCGTACGTTGCGTCGCAGCTGTGGGCGATCGAGCCCTCGAAGCTCCAGGAGCTCCTCGCGGTGCTGGCCTTTCGCGCGGCCGGGCACACGTTCACGGCGGCTGAGATTCAGGCGCGCATCGGTGGCGGCGGCGGGGGCTCGAGCGCGTCGAGCCAGGGCGCCGTCGCGATCATCCCGGTGCGCGGCATCATCGCCAATCGCATGGGATCCATGGACGATTCGAGTGGCGGGACCTCCTGCGAGCGCATCGCCGCGATGATCGACCAGGTCGCAGCCGATCCGAGTGTGTCGACGATCGTGTACGACTTCGACACGCCCGGTGGGACGGTGACGGGAATCGAGACCCTCGCGGCGAAGATCTTCGCGCTTCGCGGCGTGAAGAAACAGATCGCCATGGTCACCGGGATGTGTGCGAGCGCCGGGTACTGGCTGGGCTCGCAGTGCGATGAGATTGTGAGTGTCCCGGACGGCGAGATCGGATCCATCGGCACGCGGTGGACGCCGCACGCGGACCTCAGCGGCGCGCTCGAGAAGCAAGGGATCGTCGTCACGGAGATCTACTCCGGGAAATACAAGACCGAGGGCTCGCCGAACCAGCCTCTGAGCGCGGAGGCCAAAGCCTTCAAGCAGTCGCAGTCTGATGCGATCTACGACAAGTTCGTGAAGGCGGTCGCGCGGGGCCGAGGGACGACACCGGCCAAAGTGGAAAACGGCTACGGCGAGGGGCGGGTGTTGTTCGCGAAGGACGCGAAGGCGGCAGGCCTCATCGATCGGATCGCGACGATGGACGAGACGCTGGCACGCCTGGTCGGCCGGAAGCCGGCAGCCGGCGGAATGCGCGCGGAGCACGAGGGCGACGAGCTCGCGGCGAGCCTTCCGCAAGCCGATGGCGATGACGGCCGCCAGGACGACGACTACGCGCGGCGCCGCCGGTTGCTCTGATTGGAGATCCCCATGCTGACCTTGACCGTCCTCCTCCTCGTCGCGGCGTTCATCTGCGCGGTGGCCTCCCTGGCGGGGAAGGTCCATCCCGCGGTGGCGGTGGTGCTGCTCTGTGTCCTCGAGGCGCTGCGCGTCCTGCCGCGATGATGATGGGCCAACCCCTCCGCGCGGAAGCCGCCAGCGTGGCGATCTCGACGCGGTTGTCGCCGGCGGAGCGCGCGCGCGTGGAAGAGGCGGCCCTGTCCTGCCATCAGAGCGTCAGTCAATTCAGCCGCGACGCCCTCATGGATGCCGCGGAACAGTGCCTCGATCGGCCGCCCTTGCCCCATTCGTAGTACGGAACTCCGACGACCCCTCACACTGAAGCCTGATCAAACGCGACTCCGTTGAGGCGCGTGTTGATCGAGACCCCGACGCGATATCTGCGCCACTGGTCTCGATGAGCACGCGCCTTTTTGTTTGTGCGCGAAGGTTTTGGAGCTGAGACGCCCATGAGATTCACGACCCTGCCGTTCCTGCTCGCGATGGTCCTCGCCCTCGCGAACATGCCGACGGATATCTACCAAATTTGCGCCTGGAACCACGGCACCGAGAAGACGGAGCCCTGGCGCGCCAAGCGGCCGGCCACGTCGACGGGCGAGCGCCTGGTCGCCGTCGCGACGCGCGTGCGCGCCTGGTTCGCCGAACTGGCCGCCGTGCCACGACTCAATTACATCCTGACGAGTGAAGTCGGCGCGGTCGGCAACATCAAGCAGCTGATCCAGGACGAGGCCGACACCAAGCGCGCGATCGCGACGCTGAAGAAGGAAGGCCGCACCCTGAACGCCATTCCGGCCGCCCCGATTGCGGCCACGGCCACCACGGCCGAGGTGAAGGGGCGCACGCCTGAGCAGGCCGCGCGCTTCACGGCGATCTTCGCCGAGCTCGATGCGCTCGAGGACAAGCTCGAGGCCAACGCGGCCGAGCTCGTGATCGCCCGCCGGCTGCAGGAAGACGAACGCGCCCTGGGCGCCGCCATCCCCGCGACCCAGATCACCGGCGGCGACGACAACGCCACGAAACAGCCCGTCACACTCGGCGAAATCATGCAGGCGATGGCCTACGAGGCCCCGCAGATGGATAGCCGCCGCAAGGCGTTCATCCTGCCGCAGGGCGTCGCGCCGCATGTGGCCGCCGTGCTGCACGCGCCGGAACTGCAAGCCGCGGCCGCGGGTGCCTCCTCGGGCGTCCCGGAATCCGGCGGCGTGCTCGTGCGCAACGAATGGAACACCTCCCTCATGGCCCGCGTGCAGGAAGAGGGCAAGCTCGCGCCGAAGTGCTTCCCGATGCCGATCGGCGAGGGGAGTGACGGCGTCGAAGCGCCGTATGTCGACGAAACCTCGCGCGCCACCGGATCGCGGTGGGGCGGTGTCCAGGTCTACCGCGCGGCGGAAGCGGCCGCGGCGACGGCCTCCGCGCCCAAGCTCGGCAAGTTCGAGCTCCGCCTCGAGGACATGCTCGGGCTCTTCTACGCGACCGACCGCGTCCTGCGCGATGCGGTGCTGCTCGAAGCGCTCGCGATGAAGGCGTTCTCCTCGGAGTTCAGCTTCAAGCTCGACGACGAGATCGTCCGCGGCACCGGCGCCGGCCAGTGCCTCGGGATCGTCGGCAACGCGCCCACCGTGTCGGTGGCGAAGGAAACCAATCAGGGCGCGGGCACGATCGTCTTCGAGAACATCATCAACATGCACTCGCGCCTGCTGGCGCGCTGCATGCCGGGCGCGGAATGGTTCATCAACCAGCTCGCACTGCCGCAGCTCTACAAGATGTACCTGGCGGTGGGCACCGGCGGCGTGCCGGTCTACCTGCCGGCGAACGGCGTGGCGTCAGCGCCCTACGGAACACTGATGGGCCTGCCGGTCACGCCAATCGAGCAAGCGTCCGCGCCGGGCACCGTCGGCGACATCGTGCTCGCCAACCTCCACAACGACTACGCGCTGATTCAGAAGCCGCTGACGCAGGCGTCGTCGATTCACGTGTTGTTCACGACCAACCAGACGACCTTCCGCTGGGTCTGGCCGATCATCGGCAAGCCGGTCATGGCCGCGGCGGTCACCCCCTACAAGGGCGCGTTGACCCTCGGGCCGTTCGTGACGCTGGCCACCCGCGCGTAGTCGGGAGACGGATTCTTTTTACTGAGGAACGCGCATGAATGTGTCACTCCCGACCCGGTTCAAGATCGTCCAGGCGTTCGCGCCGAAGACGACCAACGCGGCGCTGACCTCGCAGGTGGTGACGCTGAAGAACGCCGTCAAGGCCTGGCTGGTCCTGAACTTCACCAACGCGGTGGGGTTCGCGTCCGTCCCGACGATCAAGCAGGCGACCGACATCGCGGCCGGCACCAACGCCGCCGGGCCGGTGTGTCGCATCTGGCTCAACGAGGACTGCGCCGCGAGCGATACGCTCGTGGGGCAGACCGCAGCGGCCAGTCAAGCGACCGACGCCAACGTGAAGAACAAACAGGTCGTGTTCGAGATCGACCCGGCCGCGCTCACCGACGGCTACGACTGCGTCTACTGCACGATTGCCACGTCCTCGCAGGCCACGAACTTCGTGTCGGGCGAGTGGTGGATCCAGACCAACTTTGCGCAGGCGACGCCGCCGAGCGCGATTCTCGACTAACGCGCGGCCGTCGACGCCAGAGGGACACCTGTTATGCCGCCAATGAATCAATCGCAGAAGGACGCCGCGACGATCCTCGGGCTCGGGATCCACGTGCAGAAGGCCTCGGCCACGCTGCCGCAGGGGACCACCCAGGATCTGTTCCTCGTCGCGGGCGGCAACGTCCTCGTCACGCTCCTCTTCGGGCAGGTGACGACCGTTCTCGGCGCGGTCGCCAACGATCTCGCGATCTGGGTCGACCCGACGGCCGCGGGCACGACCTACATCATCGCGTCGGCGGTGGAAGGCAACGCGCTCCAGGCCAACAGCTTCATGGTCGTGGAAGGCGACGGGACCGCCCTCATGATCACCGGCCTGGCGGGCGCGGGCCCGATTATCTCCGGCACGGGCCACTTCATCTGTCCGACCGGGACGATTCAATTCAAGTGCGTGGGGTCGACGACCGGCGCCACCAAGTGGGAGTTGTTCTATCTCCCGCTCGATGACGGCGCCTCGGTCGTCTCGGCGTAACGCGCGATCGGGTTTGTGGCAGGACTGAGGAGAGACACACATGGCTGACGCCATTCAGATCGCCCAGCGGAAGGGCAACACCAACGCCCAGGGCACCGCGGCGGGCAACGAACTCAACGAGCAGCTCTGCGCGCAGGGCTTGCCGCTCTATACGGAGATGGTCCGCAAGGGGCAGGCGTGGTCCGTCATGAGCGTGGTGGCCGTCGCGGGCCTCGTCGTGCGGCCCTCGGGCACCGCGGCGTTCGAAATCTGGAACGGCTACGCCGTGGGGGGGCCGTCGCTCATCATCGATCGGCTGTTCTGGTTCAACCTCGTCACCATCACCGGCGTCGCCAACGGCTTCCTGGGCTGGGCGGAAGTGTCGGCAGCCAAGGCGGCCCCGGCCGCGGGCGCCAACGTCATCACGCGCGGCAATTCAGGAAAAGCCTACGGGGGACCGGTGATTGCCGCGCTTGGCACCACGGTCACCGATTCGGGCTGGTTCCCGTGGGCGACGGGAGGGCGGATGTCGCCGGATGCCGCCGTGACCCCCTCGGGCGGGGCGGTCGCTGAAGTCTACGGACGCTTGATCGTGCCGCCGCAATGCTCGCTGGGGATGCACGCCGTCTCGCCCACCACGGCGGCCACCTTCACGCAGGGCGCGAGCTGGTACGAAGAGCAGATCACGCTCCAATAACCCCATGCGCGTCAAGATTCTCAGCGGCAACGACGCGGGCGCCATCGTGGACGTGGGGCCCGAAGGCGCGATGCTGATCAGCAACGCCTTCGCGGAGCTCGCGCCGCTCGAGGTGGACGAACGCACGCCGCCAGTGGTCGAGCCGGAGCCGTCCGTCGTGGACGCCACCGACGATCCGCCCGCTGACGCGCCGCCCGCCGCGGATCCGCCGGCAGCCGCACCGCCGGCAGCCGAGCCCACGAAGAAGAAGAAGCCGGCCAAGCCAGCCGCCCCCCGCCGGAAGCGGCGGTGAGCGGTGAGCCTCTCGCTCGTGACAGCGCCGCAGACGGAACCGATCTCCGTCGTCGAAGCCAAGGCCCATCTCCGCGTCGACGTCGACGATGAGAACGACCTGATCAACACGCTGCGTAGTGCGGCGCGGGAATACGGCGAGACGTGCACACATCGGGCGTTCGTCACGCAGAGCTGGGACGACAAGCGGTGCGGGTTTCCCGGGTACGACGAGGCGATCTGGCTGCCGCGGCCGCCGTTGATCTCGGTGACCTCCGTTACCTACATCGATACCGCGGGCGTCACGCAGACCTGGAGCAGCAGCCTCTACACCGTCATCGCGCCGGCGGGCCCGAAAGCGAGCGCCGGATCCATCGTGCCGAACTACGGGCAGATCTATCCGGCGACGCGCGACGTCGTCAACGCCGTGACGATCCGGTTCGTGGCGGGCTACGGCGACGCGACCGCGGTCCCGGCGCTGATCAAAACCTGTCTCAAGGAACACGTCCGCGCGAGTCGGCTGCGGAGCGACCCGGACGCGGCACGGAAGATTCTCGACTGGGTCGACCGGCAACTCTGGGGCTACAAGGCGTTCTGAGGGTGGTCACGAATGGCTGAAGCGGTTTCCCTACAAGTCGTCTTGAAGCTGATCGGCGTGATGACGCAGACCACCGATCTGTCGTCGCCGGGCGACTCCCTCAATCGCGATTACACCCTGACGTTCGGCAACGGCACGGGCGCCAGCCAACTGAATATGTGGTGGCACGACCAGCGCACGCTGGGGGCCAGCGCGACGGAAGACCTGGACCTGGCGGGCTCCCTGACGAGTGTCTTCGGGACGACCATCACGTTCACCTCGCTCAAAGGAATCGTCGTCTACGCCGCCGCGGCGAATAACGCGGCGAACAACGTCAACGTGACGCGTCCGGCGGCGGCGGGCGTCACGCTCTTCACGGCGGTCTCGTCGGGCGTGTCGCTCGAAGCGGGCGCGGCCTTCATGTACATGACGCCGGCGGCCAATGGCAAGACGGTCACGGGCACCACGGCCGACTTGATCACCTTCACGAATTCCGCCGGCACGAACTCGGTGACGTACGACGTGTTCTTGTTCGGGGAAGTCTGATGACCGTCGGCGACGCGAACCAGCGCGTGACGGTCCAAGTCCGGACGGAAACGCCCGACGGCAAGGACGGCGTCACGGAAGCCTGGGCGGACCTGGCGCCGCGGCGCCGCGCGGCCCGCGTGAAGCCGCTCGCCGGCCGGGACCTCGAGCGCGCGCGGGCGGTGGATCCGCGCATCTCGCATGAAGTGACGCTCTTCTACTGGCGGGCGTATCGGGCGCATCTCGTGGGTGGACGCGCGCAGCTGGTTTATCACCCGACGTCGGCGAGTGCGGATGACCGGGAACTCGAAATCATCACGGCCCCGATCGACGTCGACGAGCTCCACACGGACGTGGTGCTGCAGTGCAAGGAATTGGCGTGACGGGAGCCATCACGTTCGGCGTGTACCGGAAGTTCATCCCGAGGCGCCGTACTGAGTTCTGGATCAATGGCGCGCAGGTGTCGCGCTGGCGGTTCTTGGCGGTGGCGGTTCGTCGGCGCGACACGTTCATGTTGGCCTGCTGGTGTGACTTGGCGGGTTCGAGGAAGTTGGCCTGATGTTCACCGTCACCGCGGAGCCGCGGCAGGCGTTTCGGCTGGCGTTCGGCGCGCGGCTGCGGGCGGACGCGGGGCTGATGGCGATCGTCAGCGGACCCTATGGGCGGCTGTCGGAAGCGGCGCGGGTCCCGTATCCGTACCTCGTCTTCGGGCAGCAGTCGATGGATCGTAACGCCGGCGCGATGGGGCTGGCCGGCGCGAACGTCAGCCTGCAGCTCGACGGCTGGAGCGATTACAAGGGGCCGGCCGAAATGGACGCGATTCTCTCGCGCCTGTCCGTGCTGCTCGAGCGGCAGACGTTGGCGGTGCCGGGCTTCGCGATGGTGCAGGGCTCGTTGACGTGCGAATTGTCGGAGTCCTTCGAGGAGGCCGACGAGGACATGCCGGACGCGCGGTTGTTTCACGGCGTGCAGCGCTGGACGGCAGAAATCCATGAAGCGAGCTGATGCCACAGACGTTCAAAAACACCGACCTCGCGCAACTGTGGCTGCAGTTGCGGCGGATCGCGGACGCGCTCGAGACGCAGACGCGGCTGATGGTGCCGGCGCAGGAACCGGAGCCGGCGCCGACGCAGTGCCAGCACCTGGAGCAGGTGGAGTTCGGGAACGGGGAGTGGGAGTGTCCGACGTGCCGGCATCACGAACCGCCCACGTAGGGCCGCCGCTCGGGCCCGGTGACGACGATCCGCAGCAGGGGCCACGAGGCACCGCCGGGGCCGTCAGGGGACCGCTGGGACCGGGAGACGCGACGCCGGACGCAGAGACGCAGGTGGCGGGCGATCTCGCGGTACCGCTTGGGCCAGGAGACACACCAGCCGGCGCCGTGGTGCAGCCGATGCGGGAGGTGAGGCCGCCGCTGGGGCCAGGGGAACGCGTCGGGCCGGAGCCGCCCCCGCGGGCGCCGAGTGCGCGATTGAAGACGAAGTACGACAAGCCAGGAGCATAGCCAGTGGCGAAACACATCATTTACAACTCGGTCTTCGTGGTCAACGGCACGACGTTCACCGATCACGTGCGCTCCGTGAGCATGTCGGTGGCGACGAATGGACAGATGGCGGCCGCGATGGGCGAGGCGCAGGACTATGAACTGCCGTCGACGCTGGTGGTGGACCCCATCACGGTCGAGCTCTTCCAGGACTACGCCGCCAGCCAGGTGTACATCGTCCACCGGACGGCGTGGGACGCCCGAGCGACCTTCGTGATCACGTTGAAAGCGGACTCGGCTGCGGACTCGGCGACGAACCCGAACTTCACCATCACGGTGTTCATCGGCAAGATGGACTACGTGAAGGGCAGCCGCGGCGATATCCACGTGAACTCGATCACGTACAAGCCGGCGGGCGCGATTTCCTACGACGTGACGTAGTCGGTCACCTGGCGGGTTGTCAGTGGAGTCCGCAACGCGCCCGCGGTTGGCCGATCGGTCGGTCACGCGGGCGCGTGGCATTTCTGAAAGGCGTGTATGTCGAACGTGCTCTCCGCCGACGAGCTCCTCGCGTGTACGGATCTGCCGCGCGAACGGATCGAGCTGGGCAGCCGCGGCGCCGTCTGGGTCCGCGGGATGACGGGCAAGGAACGCGACGCGTGGGAAGCGTCCTTGATGCGGGGGCGCGGCTCGGAGCGGCGCACGGATACGCGCAACGCGCGGGCGCGGCTGGCCGTGCGGTGTCTCGTGAACGAAGCCGGCGATCGCTTGTTTCCTCGCGATGAGGATGCCGAGAAGCTCGGAAACATTCGTGTCGACTATCTCCAAAAGATTTTCGAGGCGGCGCAGCGGTTGAGCGTGGTCACGGATGATGACCTTGACGAATTGGGAAAGTCTTCCGGGAGCGCGGATGGCGGCGCTTCCTCTTCGAGTTAGCGGATCGGCGGCACTGGCCGAGTGTCGCATGGGGACTGGCGCACATCAGCTCCAGTGAGTTGAGCGAGTGGAGCGCGCTCCAGAAAGTCGAAGCGGAAGAGGCTGAGGACAAGAAGGACGTCGTGATCGACCACGGCGCCGCCCCAGACGACGAGGACATCGAAGACGAAGTGTAGAGACCGATGGCCAATCCCTTCGTGAACCAATCGGCACTCGCGGGCAAGATTCAGGGCCTGCGCGAAGCGAAAGCTGCCTTCCAGGCCATGCCGCAGGTGGTCCGCGATCGGCTGAATGCTGCCACCGTCACGACGATCTCGGAGATCGCCCGGCATGCGAAGGCGCATCTCCTGTCCAGTCCCTCAATTCGAACGCGATCGCTCTACAACGCCGTCGCGTTCGTGATGAACGAGAAGAACGGCCGCGGGAAGGTCGGCATCGCGAACGTGACGACGACGATGAGCGTCGGCGGGAAGAAGGTCCGCGTCAAAGGGCTCATCGTGGCGGGCAAGGGCGGCAGCGCGCTGACATCCGCCGGCGCGAAGCGAATCATCCCGCGACAGTACGCGACGAAGGTGGAATTGGGGACCCGGTTCATGAAAGCGGAGCCGTTCATGATGCCGGCGGTGGAGTCCCAGAAGCAGCCGTACCTCGAGCGCTGCCAGGCGCGCGGGAAGGACATCGAGAAAGACCTGTCCGCGATCGGGAGTCGCACGCTGTGACCCTGGCCAACCTGATCGTCAACGTCGAAGCCAATACCTCGAAGCTGATCACGGGAGTCGACGCCGCGAACAACAAGCTGGATTCGATGTCGAGTGCGGCGACGAAGGTCGCGGGCGCGCTCGGCCTCGCCTTCTCAGGGACGGCCATCATCAGTGGCGTGATCGCCTTCGGGAAACAGCTCCTGGCCGACGCCGACGCGTTGACGAAGATGTCCGACAAGACCGGGATTGCCACCGACAACCTCCAGCGGATGCAGATCGCCGGAGACGATGCGGGGGTATCGCTGGAGTCGATGACCTCGGCGGTCAATATGCTCCAGAAGCGGCTGGGCGGAGGGGACCAGGGCGCGGTCCAGGCGCTCGAAGACATGAACATCAACGTCGAGGCGTTCAAAAACCTCGACGGCGCGCAGCAAATGGCGCTCCTCGCCGATAAGGTCGGAGACATCCACGATCCACTGCGCGTGGCGAACGACCTCTCGAAGCTATTCGGCAAGTCGTGGGCCGACATGCTGCCGGCGCTGAAGCGCGGGTTTCAGGAAGTGAAGGACGGCGTCGGCGGGATGGGCGCGGGCACGGTGAAATGGCTCGACGATGCGGGCGACGCGATGGCGGCGTTCTATCGCAACGCGAAAGCCTCGCTCGGTGACCGCGTCGTGGCGCTCGTGACGGGGTTGTCGTCCGAGGTGCGGAATCTGGCCTTTGAAGTGGACCGCGCGACGAAGGCGGCCGGCAAGATGGAAGCCCCGATCAACAAGGTCATGCCGTACGAAGTGATCGTGAACGTGAAGGAATTCGATCACGCGATGGAGAACAGTACGAAGCGGCTGGAGGACGCGGAGAAGAGCGCGAAGAAAGCCGCCGAGACCCAGAAGCGGTTTGCCGACGAACTCGAAAAGCACACCGAGGCGGCGCGCAAGAACGAAGCGGGCCTGTTCGGGCTACATGAAACGGTCGGCCATCTCAGCACGGCGGAACTGGAGAATGTCAAAGCGACGATGGCGGCCTATGACGCCTTCGTGAAGCTGAAAGAGAAGATCGCCGACGTGGAGAAGGTGGCCTGGGTTGCGAACTTCGGCTTTCAGGGGATGGCGGACGGCCTCGAGAACCTCGGCAAGAAGTCGACCGAGCTCGACGACGTCAAACGGTCTATCGATGACATGGCGCGCAGCACGGATCTTTTTCACGACGCGCTCAACGCGCTGGTCTCGGGGCGGGGCGGGGTCTCCGGGACCATCTCGGCGTTGATGCAGTTGCAATCCGTGTGGGGCCAGATGAGCAGCGGCCAAAAGGGGGCCGCCATCGCCGGCGTCTCGGGGTCGCTCATGAGCCAGGGCTTCGATGCGCTCGCCGCGGCCACGGAAAACCCCGACACGAAAAAGGGCCAGGTCACCAACTACATGGCGAAGGGCGCCAAGTGGGGATCAATGGTGCCCGGCGCCGGCACGCTCGTGGGGATGGGCGTGGGGGCGTTGGTCGGTGCGTTGAAAGTCTCGCCCGTGGAGATCGCCGCCCGGAAGGACTATGTCGACTGGCAGACGAAGATCGTCGCGCAGTTCGATCAGATGGCGACGAAGCAGCAGGTGATGGAGGCGCACGGACGCGACTGGGCCAAGGTCAACATCACCGTGCGCGATGCGTACGAAGCCGTCGGGATGACCGGCGACCAGGCGATGAAGGATCTGAGCATCGCCCTCGACGCGACGCACCACAGCGCGGCGGACGTCCAGAAAGCGCTCGAGAAGATCAACCAGGCGCTCGACGACCAGGTGGAAGACGCGGCCAACCTCGACGCGGCGATCTCCAAGTACGGCTTCACCATCGAAGAGCTCGGCCCGAAGATGCGCAGGCAGATGCTCAGCGAGCAAGCCGTCACGCTGATGAATGACTTCCGGCTGCTGGTGGGCTCCGGGATCGAAGTCGATACCGTGCTCGGCAAGATGGGCGGGTCGATCAATGAGTTCGTGGCCACGGCGCTCCGGACCGGCGACGAGATCCCCTCGTCGATGAAACCCATGCTCGAGAAGATGATCGAAATGGGGACGTTGACGGACCAGAACGGCAACCTGATTACCGACCTCGGCACCAGCGGCCTGTCGTTCAGCGAGACGATGACGCAGGGCTTCGATCGGGTCGTGCAGAAGTTTACGGAGTTGATCGAGAAGATCGGCCTCGTGCCCGCGGCCGTGGCGAAGATTCCAACGGACGTGGCGGTGAAGGTCCATGGCACGTACTACCCGCCGGATATCCCTGGCACTGGCCCGGAAGACCTCAGCGAACTCGATGGGTTCGCGGGTGGCACGCACGGACGGTACCTCGACTTCGGCGCCGGGACACCGGTGACGTTGCACGGCCGGGAACGGGTCATGACCGAACGCGAAGGCCGCGGCGGCGA